AACTTCGGTTCGACCTTCTTCGCTCGGCGGCGGCCTTCGCGGAGCTGCAGCAGGTGATAGGCTTTGTCGCGGCCAGCGCGGGCGCAGCAACGCCCTTCCTGTTTTCCGCCCCTGCGGTGCAAAGTTCTTACTCAGGCATCGCCCTGGGCTCGGGGGATGGCGCGACGAAGGCCTTTATCCTGAGCAGGTCGATCGGCGGGTTTGTCGAGCGCGTCCAGGCGCTGATCAGCGCCCCGACGGTTTACCAAAATGGCGTTGTGGTTTCCGCCGCGCTCTATTCGGTTTCGATCCTGCCGGCGACGATCACCTTCACCGCGGCGCCCGCTGCCGGGGTCGCCCTGACGATTGATTTCAGCGCGGCGCATCTGGCGCGCTTCGTCGATGACGTTGAAGATTTGGAGCAGTTCATGTCGGGATTTTGGCAGGCCGGCGCGATCCGGCTTGAGACGGTGCGCGCATGAGCCCGCCCCTTTTTCCGGCGCTCCCCGGCCAGGGATGGAGCGTTCACAAAAAGCCGACCTTCTCGACCCGGGTTGCGTCTCACACCTCGGGCCGGGAAGTCCGCGCCAGCCTGTTCGCCCGGGCGCTCTATGAATTCGAACTGACCTTCGACGGGCTCGATTCCTCGGGCGGGTTTCCAGGGCTGCAATCGCAGTCCCTTCAAACGCTGATGGGGTTCTTTCTGACCGCGCAAGGCCAATTGAACAGCTTCCTTTATGCCGACCCCAGCGATTCCGCCGTGACCGCCCAAAACATCGGGACGGGCAACGCCTCGACAACGGTCTTCACGCTCGGGCGCGCAATCGGCGGCTATTATGAGCCCGTCAGCTATGCGACGGCGATTTCGAGCGTCACGCTCAACGGCTCGCCGACCGGCGCCTATACCTTCACCGCGCCGAACACGATCACCTTTTCCAGCGCGCCGGGGGCTGGCGTCGCACTCGCCTGGACAGGGGCATTCGCCTTCCTCTGCCGCTTCCTCGACGACCAACTGGACTTTGAGGAAATTCTTGGCGGCGCCTGGCAGAACAAGAGCGTCAAATTCAGGTCAATCCGATGAAAACAGCGTCAGCCGCCCTTGTGACCACTTTGAACGCCTTGCGCCCGACCTCAGACGCGCCCCTTTGCGTTGGCGACCTTTTCACGGTCTGGCTCGCCAACGGCACGATCTTGACCTTTACCAACCTTGACTTGCCCGTTGCGTGGAACGGTTACGCCTTTTCCGCCTCGTCGATCCTGGTTTCCGGCCTGCGCTATAAATGCTCGCTCGGACTGAATGTCGACAAGCAGCAAATCACGATCGAAGCGCGCCCGACCGACACGCTCGGCGGAATTCCCTTCCTTCAAGCTCTGCAACAAGGCGCCTTCGACGGGGCGATCATCCAGCGTGAAAAAGCGTTCTTCGCCTCTTGGGCGACCACGAACGGCGCGCTGGTCCCGATCGGGACGGCGATCATGTTCAAGGGGCGCGTCTCGTCCATCGACCAGATCGGCCGCACCACGACGCAAGTCACGGTCGCGGCCGACACGGTTTTTCTCGACATCGACATGCCGCGCCGCCTCTGGTCGCCGCAATGCTCGCATGTGCTTTACGACTCGGGTTGCTCGCTGGCGCGCGGAACCTATTCGAGCGCCGGCGCGATAACGGGCGCATCGAACCCGACAAATATCACCTGGACCGGCGCGACGGCGGCCTATGCGCAGGGGTCGATCACATTCACGTCCGGCCTCAACGCCGGCGTCATTCGCACTATAAAGGGAGCGACCTCGGGCGTCCTCGGCCTGGCTTATCCCCTCCCGAACTGGCCCAGCATCGGCGACGCTTTCACCGCGGCGCAGGGCTGCGATCACACCATGAGCAGCTGCCAGAGCAAGTTCGCCAACCTGTCGAATTTCCGGGGCTATCCTTTCGTTCCGCCGCCGCAAATCATGACCGGTCCGCTCTCGAGCACATACACCGTCGGAGGCGGCAAGTGATCCTCGATTTGACGGAATCGGAAACGGCGGCGCGCGCGGCCGTGGTCGCCGAAGCGCGCAAATGGACCGGGACGCCCTATCACGAAAGCGCCGACATTCGCGGCGTCGGCGTCGATTGCGGAATGCTCATCGTTCGGGTCTTCGTCGACCTGGGGCTCGTTCCGCCCTTCGATCCGCGCCCCTATGCGCGCGACTGGATGCTGCACAACGACGAGGAAAAATATCTCGCCTGGATGCAATCCTTCTGCGCCGAAGTCGCCGATCCGCAGCCGGGCGACATTGCTATTTTCCGCTTCGGCCGGGTCTATTCGCATGGCGGGATTGTGACGCAGGCCGCACCGGTCGGGCTCGTTCACGCCTACGCCGATTGTCATTGCGTGATCGAAGAAAGTTTTGCGCAGAACGCCGATCTGACGAAAGCGGCGCGCCGCCCGCGCTTTTTCTCGCTGTGGGCCAAATAGGATATTCCTGATGGGTTTTCTTCGCTCGCCGAGCCAAGCAACGCAGATCACCAAATATTCCGGCCTGCAGATCCAGACGACGTCAAGCGCGATTCCCGTGCCGATCGTCTATGGCCGGAATTTGATCGCGCCGAACGTCCTCTGGTATCAGAATTTCAAGGCGTGGCCGCAAAAGACGGGCGGCAAGGGCGGTGGAAAAGGCGGCAGCAGTTCCAGCGCGACGAGTTGGACCTATACCGCCGACATCATCATGGGCGTCTGCGAAGGGCCGGTGGCCGCGATCGGCTACGTCTGGCAAACTTCGACGATCCCGACCACTTTGGCGGCGATTGGCCTTGGGTTCTTCGGCGGCACGACGCCGCAACCGGTCTGGTCCTATCTCGCGTCCATCTACCCGACGCAGGCGCTCACTTATGGCGGGACGTGCTATGTCGCGGCGGCGAATTTCAGCCTCGGGTCTTCCGCGACCATCAGCGACAATAATTTCGAGGTTGCCGGCATCCTGGCCGGAAGCGGCGTCAATGGCCTGGACGCGGACCCGGCGCAGGTCGTCTATGACTTCTTGACCAACGCGCAATATGGCGTTGGCTTCCCTGCCGGCTCCATTTCGGGCGCGACGCTGCTCGGCAATAACAGCGCCTCCTTTCAGGCCTATTGCGGCGCCCTTGGCCTCTCCATGTCGCCGGTTCTCAATTCTCAAGAGCCGGCGACCTCGATTCTGGCGCGCTGGCTGCAACTCGCCAACTCGACGGCGATCTGGTCGGGCGGCCTGCTTAAATTCATCCCCTTCGGCGACTCGGCGATCACCGCGAACGGCTGGACCTTCACGCCCAACACGACGCCGCTTTTCAGCCTGACGGACGAAGATTTCATCTATGCGCAGGGTGAGGATCCGATCCAGATCATTCGGGCCGACGCTTATTCGCTGCCGAACTGGCAGACGGTCGAAATTCAGGCCCGAAGCGACAATTACAACACGGGGCCGCTGATCGCCTTCGATCAGTCCATGATCGACCGTTTCGGCCTGCGGGTCGGCTCGACCATTACGGCGCATGAAATTTGCGACATGACCGTAGGGCAGACAGTTGCTCAATTGATGCTGCAACGCGCGCTCTATATCCGCAACACGTACAAATTCAAGTTGGGCGAGGAATTTTGCATCCTTGAGCCGATGGATTTGGTGCAACTGACGGACTCGGCGCTCGGCCTGTCCGCGACCGCGGTGCGGATCACCGATATTGAGGAAGACGACAGCGGCATTTTCACGATCACAGCCGAGGAATACCCGGTGGGCGTCGCGACCTCCGTCGCCTACCCGACGCAGGCCAAAAGCAATGGAGCACCGAGCGCCAGCATCTCGCCGAACCAGGTCAATATTCCCTTCATTATCGAGCCGCCGCCGGCCTTGACCGGGAATGACTCGCAACTGTGGATCGGCGTCAGCGGACAAAGCGGCGACCCGAATTGGGGCGGCTGCATCGTTATGGCCTCGCTCGACGGGACTTCTTACGCCCAGGTCGGAACTATCGGCGCGCCGGCCCGGCAAGGTATCTTAACAGCCAACCTGCTGGCCTATGGTGGCGCCAATCCAGACGCTGGAAACACGCTCGCGGTCAATTTGACCATGAGCGGCGGGTCTATGGCGTCCTCGACGGGCGCGGCCGCCTCCCAGGGCGTGACCATGTGCTATGTCGGCGGCGAATTCTTGTCTTACACGACGGCGACGCTGACGGGCGCGAACCAATATAATTTGACCGGGCTCTATCGCGGCCAAGCCGGGCTTCCGAGCATCGGCGCAAGCTCCGGCGCGGTGTTCTGTCTACTGGACTCGTCCATCTTCAAATTCTCGATCCCGAGCGCGGAAATTGGTCAGAAGATTTGGTTCAAATTCCAATCGTTCAATATCTTCGGCGACGCCTTGCAAGATCTCTCGACCTGCGCGGCTTACACCAAGACGATTTCCGGAATCGGGTCGCTCGGCCCCGTTGCGTCGGCCCTCGCAATGGGAACGGCGATGGATTTCGGGCGCATCGCCGGCGACACCATTTCTGAAATCGACGATTACGGGCCCGTCTCTTCGGCGGTGACTACCGCGATCGACCTCGGAAACGTCGCCTCTTAGCAAGCCGTCCTACAGCCCGTCGAAAAGACGGGCGTCTAAAAAGCCGCCCCTTCTGGTCCCGTTCGGGCCTAGCGCCGCTTCGCTGCGCGGTCACTCAAAGGAAAATCCATGTCCGTTCAAGTGAAGCGACGCCGTGACACGGCGGCGAATATCGCCGGATTCACGCCCGCCCAGGGCGAAATCATCGTCGACACGACCAATAATCGCATGATCGTCGGCGACGGCGCGACCGCTGGCGGCTTTGCGGCCGCGAAACTATCGGAAGTCCTGACGGGATCGACGGCGCTGGCGCAATTGGCGCTTGGCGCCTTCGGCTCGGCGCTCAAATTCCAGATCATCGAGCAATTGGTGACGCTTTCGGGCGCGACCACCACGGCGCCGACGCAGATCCCGGCCAATTGTATCGTCCTTGGCGTCGGCTCTCGCACGGTGACGACGGTAACGGGCGCGACCTCCTATTCCGTCGGCGTGACTGGAACGACGGGGCAATTCGGCTCGACGCTCAATATCGCCGCCGGCTCGACCAATTACGGGATCATCGGGCCGACCGGCTTTTATTCGGCCACCAATCTGATCGTCACATCGGC